GGCTCGTAAAAATCTCTTAACTTCACATACTGGTTACAGTAGCGCTCTACAATCTTTAACCACTTTGATAGTGGCCTACTCTCTTCAAGCTTCGCTTTTGTTTCTTTCCTAATGCGCTTGGCTTCACTTGCCTCACGTTTAATGCGTAAGTTTTCTGCATGGACTGCCGCACATTGCCAATTGCATACAGACTGCATAGGCTTGGCCGGAATAAACTTTTTCGGGCAGGCTTTACATTTCTTTGGCTTTGGTTGTTTGGCTGGTTTAATCATGCCGCCCTCTTCTCTTCAATCTCTTGATAAAAAGCATTCAACTCAGCTATGCAATCGTTGTATAAATTGGTTGTTTGGCGCTTCCAGAAAGAATCGTAGAACGTGACCAAGTTACGTAATGCAGCTAACTCATCGCTATACACTCGAAACTTACCTGTGCTTTGATAGCGCTCTAAAATCAACTTAGCTAAAAAGTTAATGGCTTTCACTGATTCTTTTAGCCCTTCGTCTGCTTTGTAATTAGCGGCAATATTTAATGTGTTGGCCATGCGGATTAGGTAATCGTACTCATCGCGTGTCGCGGTACCGAACTGAAAAGCATTGAGCATCGCAAACTCTTCTTTGCCTTCAACCGTGTCATTCATTACTCGATTAACTAGCATTGGCACGCTGGCATGTGATGGCTTGTATTTTTTATTGCGTTTCTTACTCATAAAAACCCCACCACCTTATTCATCACATCATCCAATTCATTACGGCCTGCGTAGTTTGTTAACACCTTCTCAAGCACTACCGTTGCCACCGCGCTATAAACCTGTTCAAACTGAACATCATCCATACTGGCAAAGCTGATTGATTGCGCTTCTAAACGCATTTCGCCATCTAGGTTGAATGTCTGCTCGTAAAATCCTGCTTGGATCACTACATCTTTACGGAATCTCTCAAAGCTCTTTGCTACTGGCTGGCCTTTGTACTGTTTGTGCTTACGCTCTGGGTGCCATGCCTCAAAAGCAAAGTTCAAAAGCGCGAAGAATTTGCGATGAAACTTACCGTTACGAGGGAATATCGCCTCGAAGTCCACAATCTCACCTACTTCAAGGTTGTTTACTCGCTTCCAAAACCTGCGCCATGCTTTATGGTCTTGTTCTGATACACCACCAATCACGCTGAATAGGTACTCGTACAGCACTTCTTTCTGCTGTTCTGATAGCTCTACATCAGCGCGTTTGGTTATGGTGAAGTCGCTCATGCTTCTGGGTTCCACATTTGCCACTTATCGCGGCAACTAGCACAGCACCAACGCGCACCATTTACAGTTTCGCCAGTACACTCTAGGCATACAGTTGATTTAATAGCTGGCTTAACCTTGGACTGTATCGCCGCCACACCTGCATCACGCTCACGCTGCGCAAGGTCTGCGCCTAGGTCTAATGGATCGGAATGTTGCTCGCTCATACCTAGCCCAAATCCGATACAGAATCAGCAGCTGTTTTAACTACGCCAATGGTTTCAGGAATCGGGAAACCTGTTTGCTTGCGTGCACCTTCGTGTAGTGACTGCTTAAGCAAATAGCCTTCTAGCGCCCATATCTTTTCGCGTGCATTTTGGTAAGCGATTTTTTTACCAATTTCTGCATCAAAGTTTTCAGGACTAATGCATGCACTTTCACCAACAACATGCGTGCCGTTTTTAAGCGTGATTACACAAACTGTTAAGGTTGTGCCTTCTGGTTGCCAGTATTGGCCGCCTATCATCACACCATCAATAAGTTCTGGCGTTAAACGTGGTGCATTTAAACCTTTGGCTTTAATTTCTTGCTCAATTTGCTGTTCGCTCATAATCATCATCCTTTTCTATTAAAAATTACTGCTGGTTACTCTACAATTTGCCAATCATCAGCAAGCATGTCTGACTGACTAGCAAGCCAACCCATAAGAATTTCACCTGATGCTGTTTTCATGAGGATGTATGGGAGCACTTCGGCTGAGCCACCGTTTAATTCAGCATGGTTGCGCGTATGTTTATTCCAGAATTTCTCTGCTGGTAATGATTTAGCGCCTTCACCTTTAGCAATCCACATGCCTTTGCCATTCCAACCAGCGCGTGCAACTTTTTTACCTTGGCCCATTGCATCCAATGCAAGCCCAAAACTTAAGCCATCAACTGCTCTGTAAGCATTATCAAACTGCTCTTTAGGTGACCATGAAACATAGCCTGCATATTGCTCAGTGTTAGGCTTGCCGCCATCTTTGTACTCGACTAAATAGCCTTCATCATTACCGTTCTCATTTGCTGGCAATGTCCATCCGCGAAACTCGTTGTAAGCTAAGCGTGTCATTGGAATTGCATTGATAATCTTGGTGCCGATATATGTTTTCATCACATCATCCTTGTTTAAAAAGTTGTTTAATCTCAGCTCTTGATTGAGCTACCGTCTTTACTGCTTTCACTTCACTCTCACCGTTGGCTTTCTTTTCACCAGTGAATACTTGATTTCCATTTGTTGCGCGGTAGGTGAAGCTAAAACCTGCCGCATGCATTTCATTGATGAATTGATTGCAGGTTTTCTCGGTCATGCGGACAACTCCTTCTTTGCCATTTCACAAAATATTCCACACTGAATTTCTGGCTCTGATTGGTAGTTTCCAGTGTTAGGCTCTAATTCATCGAGGAATGACCGTTCTTCTTCAATACGAATCATGCGAACATTTAAGCGTCTTGATTCTTTAGCCATGTAATTAAAAGTTTCTGGGAAATCATTTCTAATTTTGTTCCAGTAGCCTTGACCAGTTGATTTAACACACCCAATGCAGTTGTTATGCTGATAACCAAGTTTGTACATTGTCGGTATTTCTATTCCAGCATCTTCAATAATTGCCAAACAATCAGAATGTTCTAGTCCACGTTCAATTAATGGTGAAACAGCATCAATATTGTTTGCATCTAAAAATCTATCCCAACGGTCTTGCTCTTCTGCACAGTATCCGAACACATGTTTGTCAGTAGGTAATTGAAAATCAATGCGCAAATCTTTCTTTAACCTGCCTGTGCATGGCGCACCATCTACGCCTGATATATAACCTCGCTGCTTAATTACTTCACGCACTGAACCGTTAAACTTTTTGTTAATTAATTGTGTTATAGGCATGCCAAACCACTTTTCACAATCCTTGGAGAACCTGTCATTGTCCTCATGTTCTTCAAACACGATCGCGCGAACAATCACAATGTTTTCTTTTCCATATTGTGATATTGCCAACTTGGTTGCAACGGCACTGGCGACACCGCAAGAGAACCAACAAACTATTCTGCTCATGCCGTCATCGCCTCAACTTCTTTTGCAAGCTTCAATGAAATATCTGGGTATGCTTTCGGGTTAGCCAGAATCGGTTTAATCCATGCGCGGAAATCAGTGCGACTTTTTGCCGTCATTGACGTTGATATTTCAGTCATACGCTCATGGTTCTTTTGCAGCTCTTCTTGCGTAAACTGTCTACCAATTGCTTTGGTCATTTCGCTTGGCGAACTGGCTTTGCATAACTGCACAAACTCTGGCAATGTTGGGGGAAATCTCAAATTGTCAGCGCAATAATCAACTGCTTTAAACACCGCTTTTGAACTCATGCCTGATAGTTTCAATTGCCATTCCGCTTTCACAGAATCAACAGGCACGTCCGACCACATATCAATCCAATGCTTGCCGTAAAAACTAGCCATGCGCAGAAATAAGCGATCTATCGGGTTCTGTTGTGTAGTCTGATACATCGATGATTCTTGGCTGGTTGTCTGCATTTGTAATATCTCCGAACATGGCTTTAGCCGTTGCACTGCGTTTATCGTGAATTGATTGTGATTTCTGTGGTGCGCTTGGTAGTGCGCCTTTGTGTAAAACAAGCTTTGCTGCCTCTTCTCGCTGGCGCTTAACTATCCCGAGGGCATAACCAAACCCTTTGCCACTAGAGGCGGCCTTCTTTGCTGCATCGACAAATTCAGCTTCCGTAGCGCCTGCATCAATAAGCGCTATGAGCGTTGGGTTTGATTGGCTCATATCGGTGAGCGCTTTGTTTTGCAAATCGAATTGAATTTTTATTGCAGCACACACAATGCCGATTGGAGTTTTCTCAAAAACATTACAATCTTCTACAGTGTGTGTTTCTTTATTGGTTTTAAATTGGTGTCTGGTGTCTGGTGTGTGGTTAGTGCTATTTTCGTGTTCACTTCGTTGCACGTTATCAGCACGATTCGTGCTATCTTCGTTGCTTGACTTTGCTTCTTTTGCAGCACGTCTTTTTGCTTCTCGTGCTAGCGCTATTTCACGATTCGTATTTGCCTGCTCACCAGCTTTTTGTATTTCAGCTTCAATGCGTGAATGCATCAGCCCACTATCAACAACCTCAAAGAAGCCAATAACAGCCTTCACAGCTTTGCGCTCAATAGGACTTACTGCGCCAGCTATCCTGCACAATGCATCTATGTTGTTTGGTAGTGGTTTTTCAGTAGCGTAGTAGTGATGCATAAGTGATAAATAAGCGCCACGCTCAGTTAGGCTTAAATGGCCTGTGTCACGCTGAAAGTCGCCTATGTAATGTTTGTAGAAATTCACATCAAGCCTTGCATCAAGCCATTAATAGGGTGCTGGCATGTACCGTGGGCTTGAATCACGGTAACGGTGTGTACGCACCTGCCAGCATTGATAAACATTTAAGCCGCCACCTTCAACTGCAATGCTTCAACCGTCTTGCCTGTCGTTGTATCTTTCTTTGTGCCAACAATCTCAATCACGGTATCAATCATGCTGTTTACGCGAGCGCTAACGGTGCTTGTTTCAATACCTGATAGCTGTGCTAACTCTCTGCGTGTATAAACCTTTGCAGGCTGCATAACGCTCACAATTTTTAATTGCTGCGCTTGTAGCTTTTGAGATTTTTTATGCTCGTAAAAAGCATCTAAAGAAGTGTCTTTCATCTTTAATCTTCCTCTCTTCGTGCTAACTCATCTTCAACATCGCCCTGAAAAAGTACCGTTTTGGTACTTTCGTCATCAGCTGCGCCAGAGGATAATTTCTTCATGGCGTTATCTCTAATAAACCTAGTCACCAAAACACGTAAGCAGGCAGAATCACTGAGGCCCACGGCTTCCGCATCGCTATGGAATGAAAGATATTGGTCTGCTGTTAATCCTGCTTTAACAATTACATCGTGCTTAGCCATAGTTGGTCCTTATGCTGCTTTTTTAAGAAGCTTTAATTTGACTGCTAGCATTTCAATGCGCTTTCCTGCATCGTATGAAATGCTTGATTGCTTGCCGTTAACAATGTCAGAAATTCGAGATTGCGGAACATTTGATCTACGCGATATTTCCGTTTGGGTAAGGCCGTAATCAAGTAATTTTTTAATAATTTCACTAATCATAGGAAATGATTATACGCATTCGTATTCATAAGTCAATACGAATTTGCATTAGCAATTTTATATACGTTATCGGATAATAAAAAGATGGAATTTAAAGATTGGTTAAAATCAAAAATGGCAAAAAGAGAGCTTAATAGTGCCTCTCTTGCGGAAGCTATTAGCGAAAATCAACCAACAATTTATAGAATATTAAGTGGCGAAACAAAAAACCCAAGACTGCACATAGTAAAAAAGATTGAATCATTTTTTAATGAAGAGTTTTTAAATGCTGAAGCAATGTCAACAACAACATCTACAAGTGACATTGTAATTAATCAATACCATGACATAAGGGGCGCTATGGGAAATGGCTTAGTGCTTCGGGGTGAATCTGGGCAAATAACAGGATGGAAAGTGACGCCTGAGTGGCTAAACAAAAATGTACCATCTAACACTGGCAATAAGAATTTGACTATCGTTACAGGCTTCGGTGATTCAATGAGGGGAATGTTTAACTCTGGTGATCCGTTGCTAGTAGATGCTGGCGTTAAAAATTTAGAGTATGACGGTGTGTATTTCTTTAGGATTGGTGACGAAGGTTTTATTAAAACACTTCAAAGAATACCAGGTGAAGGTATCAGAGTGATTTCTGAAAATAAAAAATACGAAACATGGACAATTACTAAAGATATGGAATTTGAAGTCTTTGGCCGCGTTTTAAAGGTATGGAAAAGCGAAGAGTTTTAGAATGGATAAAGAATTTTTAACTCATTACCTTCTCTATGTTTTTGTTGGATTTGTGTTATCAATAATTCTTATTCCATTTCATGACAAAATTAGCAGTGATAATAGAAATCAAGATAAAGAATTTAAAATTGGTATGTTTGTTTTAATGTTTTCTTTTATGTGGGGAATCTATCTAATAATTAGCCCATATGTTCTTATAAAAAATTACTTGGAATCTTGGAAAGAATTTTTAAATAAATAGACTATATGAAAACATTACTTATATTAGCATTACTGATTTCAGGGTGTGCAACATCCACTAAACTGTCTAACCAAGCTAAATCCATTCAAGTCATTGAGCAAGATAGCGTTTTAATAAGTAAGTGCAAAATGATTGGATCAGTGAATTCCGTAAAAACAGAAATACTCCCTGCTGACAATGTTTATAATTTGGCTTTAGCTGACACATTAGAGCAAGCTGCAGCATTAGGTGCGGATGCAATTACCATCACCAATGTAGAGCACAGCGCATGGATTGCTAACGCAGTAAGAATTCAATCAACAGCACTCAACTGTTACCACTAGAAATATTTCAATACACAACCTGCTTCGGCAGGTTTTTTTTCGCCTAAAAATCTAGTTTGTAAAAATATTAACAAATAATACGAAAATGTATTGACTTTTATAATACGAATATGTATAGTTCAAACATCGCTACAAAACATCGTTTCGATACTTCCCCAAAGTTTAAGGGTGAAAGCTTCGGTGAGTAGCCCTCTTTTTTAGGATTCAATTATGCAGACAACACCATTTAAACGTGCCCTAGCAATGATGGCGCAAATTCAAGCAATTATTTCTAGTTCGCCAGCAGGTATGCAGCAGATATTAATGGGCCAGTTAGGTCCATATAAATCTCGCGGACATGGTCGTGGTTTGTTTGGTAAAAATTACTTCAAGTCGCGCAGTAAATATTCTCCACATCAAAGCAAACGTGAATGCGCAAGGCGTGTTCTACAAATGGCAAAAGCATAAATTTGTATTTCAAATTTTAGGTGAATGAAAATGAATAAACAGATTTCAGAGAGCACAGATGTACGCACAGTTGAAACGCTAATCCGTGAAGCATTGGCGCTAGGTTTAAAAGTGGTGCATCGCCCAGATTCAGCAAAGGCGGCTTAGCCATGGCTGATAAAAATACAGGTGGATCAGCATTTCCAAGCCATGGAAGCATGGGTGAAGTGGCTCAAGATGGCATGACATTACGTGATTACTTTGCGGCAAAGGTTTTGCAAGGAGATTCTTCTGCTGAAGGTGGTTGGTCGGTTAATGTTACAGATGAAATGATAAAAGCTAGGGTTGCTATTTATTACAGACTAGCAGATGCAATGCTTGAGGCTAGAAAGGCTTAACCATGCCCTTACTAGAGCAATACATCATTGACCAAGACGGCGTTAAGCGCGTGGTGTTTGAGGAATCTGAAAACAAGCACGCCAACGAGTTTGCAGAGTACCAAGCAGGCTATGAAGCCGCACCAAACAAGCTTGATTACAACATGCAACTGATGAAGCAGATTAGAGCGAGGCATCCACTATGAAAACACTTTACTCAATCATATGGGCAGCAATCATCGCCTTGGTTGTATTCGGTGCAATACACATACAGCAACAGTTAAACGCTGAGATTGATAAGCGTGCAGATGCAAAGATTAAAGAGGGTTGGTGCAATTTAGATTTTGACAGTAGCAAAGCAAGTATTGAGTGCAGCAAGGTTTCAAGACTGGAAAGAAAATGAGTTTTACGCAGTATTACAGCTATTGCCGCAGGCATGGAAGCGGAATGGTTAAGAGTTTTTTGAGAGCAATTAAGGTTAATTTTTAGGAGTATTCAAATGAGTACAGCATTATCAGAACAGCAAAATTCAGGGTTGGCATCATACAACGACAACATGATGATGGACGTTCAGGCGATGAAGCACATGATGGATGTTGCTAGCTTTATGTCTGGCGCAACAATGACATTGCCACAACCGTATCAAAAGAACCCAGCTAACTGCTTAGCGGTAGTGATGCAAGCGGCGCAATGGAAGATGAACCCTTTTGCAGTTGCTCAAAAGACACACTTTGTTAATGGCACTATCGGCTATGAGGCGCAGTTAGTTTCTGCGGTAATTCAGCAATCTGGTGTAGTGACTGGCATGTTCGAGTTTGAATGGTTCGGTGACTGGTCAAAGGTTATCGGAAAGTTCAAAGAAGTCGAAAGTAAATCTAAGACAGATGACTATGGCAGACCTAAAAAATACAAAGTTCCAGCATGGGATTTTAAGGATGAAGAAGGTCTTGGCATTCGCGTATCAGCAACATTACGTGGTGAAAGTCAGCCTCGCGTTCTTGAGTTGCTTCTAACTCAGGCAACAACTAGAAATTCAACATTATGGGCAGATGATCCTAAGCAGCAAATTGCATATCTTGGTGAAAAGCGTTGGGCTAGATTGTATTGCCCTGGCGTTATCTTGGGTGTTTATACATCGGATGAGCTAGAAACTATCCCTGCTGAAAAAGACATTACGCCAACTCAAGATAGCGCCAAAGCCGAACCTGTTTATTACACAGATGATGAATTCAATGCTAACGAAAAAGCATGGAAAAAAGTGATAGCAAACGGCAAAGCACCTAAACAGTTTATTGCCTTCGTTGAAAGCAAAGGCAAGTTATTCACGGAAAACCAAAAAGAAGAGATTGAGCTTTGGTCACCAAAAGAGAAAGCGCCTACCGTTGTTGAAGGCGAAGCAACCAAAGTAGATGACAGTTTTACAGCAGCCTACGAAAAGGCAGAAAGCGCAGCTAAATAACATGAACATTCATAACTTAGTACAAGGTACACCAGAGTGGCACGCACACCGCGCTAATTACTTCAACGCAAGTGAAGCGCCAGCCATGCTAGGTGTTAGCAAATACACAACACGCGACCAGTTAATCCATTCTATGGCAACTGGACTAACCAAAGAAGTAGATGCTAGCACACAAAAGATTTTTGATAACGGCCATAAATTTGAAGCCCTAGCACGCCCTATTGCCGAAAAAATCATCGGTGAAGATTTATACCCTGTTGTTGGCTCAATGGGTGAATACAGCGCCTCATTTGATGGCATTACGATGGGCGAAGATATTATCTTTGAACACAAAACGCTAAACGATGAGCTGCGTGAATGCTTTGCAAATGGTGAGCAAACACCTTTGATGTATCGCGTACAGATGGAGCAACAACTAATGGTTTCAGGCGCTGAAAAGTGCCTATTCATGGCATCAAAATGGGATGGTGAGCAATTAGTAGAAGAGTTGCATTGCTGGTACACCCAAGACATAGAGCTACGTAAGCGCATTGTGGATGGCTGGAACCAATTAAAAGCTGATTTAGATGCATACGTTCCACCAGTAAAGGTTGAAAAGGTAGAAGCTGAAACAATCAAAGCCCTACCAGTGCCTAGCGTTGTGGTACGTGGTGAAATTACTGCATCGAATCTAACTGAAATCACACCGCAGTTCGATACTTACCTAGAAAGCATAAAAACAGAGTTAAGCACTGATCAAGACTTTGCGGACGCAGAAGCTAATGCTAAGAACTGCCGCGAAATGGCAAAGCGCATCGAGGCATTGCAAGAAAACATCATCGGTCAAATGGTGACAGTTAACGAAGCAAACGGCATTCTTGAGAACTACAAAAAAGCATTTAACGCGATTGGTCTACGATTAGAGAAAGCAGTTAAAGATCAAAAAGAAATGCTCAAAACGCAAGCAATCATGAAAGCAAATGTGGTTTACGCTGATTTTGTAACTGAGTTAAACAAAGATATTCCAGTATTGCTTGCACAGAAATTGGTACGCCCTGACTTTGCCACTGAGATTAAAGGCGTTAAGACACTAGAAACAATGCAATCACGCATCAATAGCGCATTGGCTAACGGCAAGGTAGAAGCAACCACCTTAGCGAATGACGTTAAATCAAAACTAGCCTATATCAATGAAGCAATCAAAGGCTATGAGCACTTGGTTAACGTGAATGCAATCGTGTTTGGTGACATTGATTATATCAAACTACACATTCAATCAGTAAAAGACGCTGAGGACGTGCGCAAAGCTAAGCATGAAGCCGCTATCAAAGAGCAAGCCGAAGCAGATGCACGCGCCAAAATTGAAGCCGAGGCCAAAGCTAAAGAGGCTGCTGAAATCAAAGCACGCGAAGAGCTTGAAGCGCAAATCATTGCTGAGGCTAAGAGCGATGACGGTGCTGTTGTTGACGCGACATTTAACGAATCTGACTTTAAGAATGTGTTTGC